TGAGTGGCATCGGTTCCAGGCAGGGTTTAACTAAATAAAAATAAACTGTCTATAAAATGAAGACGTTTAAAGAGTTTATAAAAGAAGCATCTAAAGAAGAAGCACAAGCAAGATTAAATGCTTTACCACCAGAAGAAAGAGATAAAAGACACGTTAGAAAAGTAGGAAGATCTGGAACGGAAAATTGGGGTCTTAAATTAAAATCATCTCATCAAGGACAATTAAGCAGAAGAAAAACTAATTTAAGACCCCTTTCACAAAGTGAATTGGAAGATCATGCCAAGAGAAACTTATATCCATCACCAAAACAAACGGCACAACAAGCTATTAATATTGAAAGATCTAGAAAGTCAAGTCAAACAAAGGAAAGAAATAGAAGGCAATCAGAAACTGGGCAACAACATCATATAGATCATATTGTCCCTCAAGCAGATAAAACAAAATATCCAGAAAGACATAATAGAATACGTCCTGGAGATGTTTCTGATAATAGAAGAGTTATTTCAAAAGATGAAAATCTAGCAAAAAATTCTAGAAATACAGAAAAATCTACCTTAACAAGATCTTCTGCTATTAGAAGGGCTTTAAAAAGAGTGGGTTAAGATAACCAAATAAATATTCATAACTGATATTTTATGAATGTCACACTTGGTTATATCGAAAAAGAATGAGGTATATCTTCAGGTAAAAGCAGAACCACACGTCTATTATGAACTTGCAGATCAGTTCACGTTTGACGTACCAGGTGCTAAATTTATGCCCCAGTTTCGCAACAGACACTGGGACGGAAAAATACGCTTATTCAATACACAGACTGGTGAGATCTACGTTGGTTTATTAGATAAACTCACTCGTTTCTGCGAGAATCATGATTATACTTATGAGTTCGTAAATAATAAGTTTTATGGTCTTCCTTTTGAAGTCAATGAAATGATTTCAAAAGAAGGTGTTAAAGATTACATTACTTCTATTAGTAAGTATGCTCCCCGTGAATATCAAGTAGAGGGAGTATACGACGCTTTAAGACATAATAGAAAGTTGTTGATATCTCCAACTGCTTCTGGAAAGTCGTTGATGATATATGCGATTGTGAGATATTACGTTGAGAAAGGGCAAAATACTCTGATAGTCGTTCCGACGACATCCCTTGTAGAGCAGATGTATAAAGACTTTGCAGATTATGGGTGGGACGTGGGTTCATTTTGCCACAAGATATACGCAGGGAAAGAAAGAGAAACAGACTCTCAGGTAATTATCACAACCTGGCAGTCCATCTACAAACTTCCCCGACAATATTTTTCAAGATTTAATGTGGTCGTTGGAGATGAAGCACACCAGTTTAAATCAAAGTCATTAGTATCTATAATGACAAAACTTTCTGATGCAAAATATCGTTACGGTTTTACAGGAACTCTAGACGGAACTCAAACACACAAGTGGGTTCTAGAAGGTTTATTTGGTCCTTCGTACAAAATCATTCGAACTGACGAACTGATGCAGAAGGGTCACGTTGCCACATTAGATATTAATATTCTTCTATTGAAACACCCACCAAATAAGTTTGAGACTTTTGAAGATGAGGTTCAGTATATTATTAATCACGAACGTAGAAATAAATTTATTCGAAACCTTGCCCTTGATCTCAAAGGTAATACTTTGATCTTGTTTTCAAGAGTGGAAGGTCATGGGCAACCTTTATATGAACTCATAAATAAGAGTATCGCTGAAAATCGCCACGTGTTCTTTGTTCACGGTGGTGTAGATACTGAGGATCGAGAAAAAGTTCGAGAAATCACTGAAAAAGAAAACAATGCAATCATCGTTGCTTCTTACGGGACTTTTTCTACTGGTATTAACATCAGAAATCTACATAATGTCATCTTTGCTTCCCCTAGTAAATCAAGAATCAGAAACCTCCAATCAATCGGAAGAGTTCTAAGAAAAGGAGACAACAAAACAAAGGCAACTCTATATGACATTGCCGATGATATCAGTTATAAGTCAAGAAAAAATTATACACTTAATCATTTAATCGAAAGAATCAAAGTTTATAACGAAGAAAATTTTAATTATGATATTGTAAACATACCGCTTAAGAACTAATGGGAGAAGAGTTTTACGCAGCAATCAAATTAATTTCTGGAGAAGAAGTCTTTTCCTTGATCTCTATTGATGAGAACGATGGTGATCCAATTATTATTCTTCAAAATCCAGTGATTATGAAAATGTCAAATAATCATCTAGGAAGTTATATCAAAGTAAAACCCTGGATGGAAACGTGTAGTGATGATTTCTTTGTTATAAAACTTGATAAAATTATTACAATGACAGAAGTAACGGATGAAACAATGATATCTGTTTACACCCATTATATTAGTGATGATGATTCTGAGACTGCTGATTCTACTGGAAAAGTAAAAATATCTGATAAAATGGGATATATTTCTAGTGTTGAAGATGCTAGAAAGAAGTTAGAAAATCTCTTTAAAGATAATAAAAATACTTAAAGCCTATATTTCTATCAACCTGGACAAACCGATTCTACTCATTATTTTACTACTTGTCAAGCCTTTGATTAGATGGTATAATAATTACATTAGTTTTAATAATTAGAAAAATGTCATGTCCAAGAAGAGATCGTCCCAATCAGAGCACTATGTAAACAATAAGGAATTATTAGAAGCATTGATCGTTTATAGATCAAAAGTTGCTAAGGCAAAGGAAGAGGGTCTTCCTAAACCTAGAATCAGCAATTATCTTGGTGAATGCTTTCTAAAAATTGCCACGCACCTGTCATATAAGCCGAACTTTGTGAATTATATGTTTCGGGATGATATGATCTCTGACGGAATAGAAAATTGCGTTCAGTATATCCATAACTTTGATCCAAATAAGAGTAGCAATCCTTTTGCATACTTTACTCAAATTATTCACTACGCTTTTCTCCGCCGTATTCAGAAAGAAAAGAAGCAATTGGAAATCAAAACCAAAATCATTGAAAAGAGTGGTTATGATGAGGTTATGATGGTTGATGAGAGCTTGCTTTCTGGCAGCACAAGCGACTATAATAGCATCAAGGATAATATTCAATATCGCACTAACAGATGAAAGTTGCAATTTTGACGGATACCCATTACGGTGCTCGTAAAGGGTCAAAGTCTCTTCATGATTATTTTGAACTCTTTTATAGAGAAGTGTTTTTTCCCACTCTTAAAGAAGAAGGGGTAGAGGCAGTCATTCATATGGGTGATGCTTTTGATAGTCGTAAGTCAATTGATTATCAAAGTCTTGAGTGGGCAAAAAGTGTTGTATTTGAACCTCTTCGTGAATATCAGGTTCATATGATCGTTGGTAATCATGATTGTTATTATAAGAATACCAATTCTGTCAATTCACCATCTCTTCTTCTGAAGAATTACGACAATATTAAAACTTATAGCACTCCACAAACAATCAAAGTTGGTGGAACTGATATTCTTATGGTGCCTTGGATCTGTAGTGAGAATTATGATGAGACTCTAAGGCAAATTAAAAAGACCAAGGCAAAAATTGCCATGGGTCATTTGGAACTTAATGGATTTCGTGTGAATAGAAATCTAGTGATGGAAGATCATGGATTAAATCCAAGTATTTTTGATAAGTTTACAAAAGTATTTTCTGGACATTATCACACTCGATCAGATAATGGCAAGATCTATTATCTTGGAAATCCTTATGAGATGTTTTGGACCGATGTAAATGACAATAGAGGATTTCATATTTTTGATACGGAAACCCTCACTCATACTCCAGTTAATAATCCTTATAAATTATTTTATAATGTTTATTATGAGGATACCCCGTATCAATTGTTTGATGCCACCGAATATGAGAACAAGATTGTAAAGGTTATTGTTCGTAAAAAATCTAAACCTAAAGATTTTGAAAAGTTCATTGATAAACTTTATACCGCAGGAATTCAGGATCTTAAAATTATTGAAAACTTCGAAATTCAAGAAAGTGAAGATTTTGAAATTGATGAAGAAGAAAACACCCTTTCAATTTTAAATCGTTATATTGATGAGTCAGATTTTCAATTTGATAAAAATATCATTAAAGGAATTTTTCAAGATCTTTACAGGCAATCTTGCGAGGTAGAGTAAATGTTTCTTCTTACACTCAAAGATAGAAAAGACGATGGGGCATTTGCTGTTCAGGACAGATATGGTGATAAAGTCTTATTTCTCTTTGAAGAAGAAGATGATGCTGTTCGTTATGCTTTGATGTTGGAAGATCAAGAAGATCAAGAAATGGATGTGGTAGAAGTTGATGCCGCACTTGCAATAAGGACGTGTAAACTGTATAATTACAAGTATACTGTGATCACACCTGACGATATCGTTATTCCTCCTAAAAATGTTAGTATTTCATAAAATCAAGTGGAAAAATTTTCTTTCAACTGGAAATCATTGGACTGAAGTTGATTTTGAAAAGAATCATACAAATTTAATTGTAGGAACAAATGGTGCAGGTAAGAGCACAATCTTGGATGCCCTTACGTTTGTTCTCTTTAATAAACCATTTCGTAAAATTAACAAACCACAATTAGTTAATACTACGAACGAAAAAGACTGTCTTGTAGAAATTGAATTTTCTATTAACAGTAGAAACTATCTTGTGCGACGTGGTATTAAGCCAAATATTTTTGATATTGAAGTTAATGGATCTCTTCTACACAAAGAGGCAGATGATAGAGTTAATCAAAGAATTCTAGAAGAAAGTATCTTAAAGGTTAATTACAAATCTTTTACTCAAATTGTTATTTTGGGTAGTAGCACTTTTGTTCCTTTTATGCAATTAACCACGGCACATCGTCGTGAAGTGATTGAAGATCTCTTAGATATTCGTATATTCTCTGCAATGAATGCCTTGATTAAGGATAAGATTCGTGAGAAAAAAGATCAAGTTAAATCTCTTGAACTTAAGAAGGAAACTCTTAAGGATAAGATGAAAATGCAGCAGAGTTTCATTGAGGAACTTGAGAATCGTGGTAATGCCAATATTAATGCCAATAAAGAAAAGATTGCCAATTTAGATTCTGAAGTTGGCATTTATATGACCGAAAATGCCAAGACTGAAGAGCAAATTTTTTCTTATACAAAAGAACAAGAAGAAGTTATTGGTGCTGATGATAAGTTAGTAAAGCTTAACAATCTTAAAGGTAAGATCTCACAGAAAGTATCTGCGATTACCAAAGAGCATAAGTTTTTTACTGAGAATACGGTATGCCCTACCTGTACACAAACTATAGAAGAAGAGTTTCGGTTAAATAGAATTACAGACGCTCAAAATAAAGCAAAGGAACTCCAGAAAGGTTTTCAAGAACTTGAGGAGACTATAAAGTTAGAACAGGAGAGAGAGCGTCAATTCACAGTTCTATCTAAGGAGATTACGAAACTCAACCATGAGATTTCTCAAAACAATACTCGGATTTCCCTCAACCAGAGACAAATCCGAGACCTTGAATCTGAAATTCAAACTATTACCCAAAACCTTGCAAACAGAAATACTGAGCATGAGAAGTTAGAAGAATTTCAAACCAATCTCCAAAAAACATTCGAAGACCTTTCAAAGAAAAAAGAAGAAATCGTTTATTACGATTTTGCCTATTCCTT